CAATGTGTTTTTAAAGCAGGATTGGGTAGAGTTTAGAGTTTGTTTGAAAACATTCAACAGCAAGGAAGTAGAAATCAAACACGGGCCTTATATAAGCCTAAAAGAAATAGCCAATAAACGCAGTAAACGTCGCAGTATTACGCTTGTTCGCAAAGTAAGTTAAGATTTACCGCAACCAATTGAGCATAGGCCACAGAATGGCTACGTTTGAATGCGTACTCGCCCTCAACTTTATCCCAAACAGTAGCACTAACATCCTTCCAAGTCCGACCAATGAGATGTCTCTTTGCGGGCCTGATCACTGCCAGAAACATAGCCAGGCGTGGAATACTGTCTACAGGCTCTGGCATTTTAAGCAAGGTATCATAATGATTGTTGACGTGGATTAACTGCGCACATATCGCAGGGTCATATAACTTAGCCCAATCAGGTTCCTGCATGAGCGTAATTAAATGTTCTTCATTCTTAACCTGCTTGTAGACATGAACATTCAACAAGTCTAGCTTCATATACCCACGAGCTTCTGCATCGTTGTAGTCTAAACTAGCTGATCCTGAGAACGGATCTACGGGTATGTCTGTGGCATATACACCTGTATTGTGCTTAGTCAACTTACCATCACGTATTATACTAGCTGAAGTAACGTTTAATAAGTTTAAAACTTGCGCACGATCAGCAAAGTCTATGTCAATGTCTGATTTAAATTTCATTTAATAAAAGGAGAAATACTTGTCTGATAATATCTTTCATAACAATATTGTACTAGATCCTTATCCATGATTCCTAGACCTAATAAGTGAAATAATTCTTCAAGCACATGAAAAATATTAACTGAAAGTAGGTCGCTTAAGGTAACAAAATATTGTGTAACTTGATCATTGCCCTCAGCACTCGTAATTGACTCTTTGGTTCCAAATTTACTCGTGTATGGTCGGTCGATAATAAAATTCTTTAAAAACTTGTATTTAGAAATATCAAATTGATACGGATTATTAAATCGCATTTTGCCGTATTTTGGCTCCACAAATTCAGGGTGATTTTCCTTGCTAATCCAAAACCCGTTTTCAATTCCAAATAATTTTTTAGAACGCATACGATGAAACATACGTTGAGATAACGGGTCAATAACAATATTAATCACAGTTGCCCCATAGCTAAACTTAGGAATCTGTATTTTGTTTAACCGTAAGATAGTAGTTTTATTATTTTGTATATTTTTTAAAAATAATTCATCGTTTCTTTTTTGCAATTCTTCTACAAATCCGTCCTTAGATAAGCTATCTCCTCGCGGATATCTGGCGCTAATAAAATCTAATTTATAAGGGTGATGGGGCTCAAATTTAAAATGATTTTCTAAATCTGGTTGAAAAGAATCTGAAAACCAATTTTGATATGTTTCTTTAAAATTTTTTGTGCCTTTTGATTGCTCAACCGTCTGATTCCAACAATCAATCATATTGCTTGATTGTAACAAGGATATTAAATAATTTCCGGATGCACCAGGAGCATATCTAACAAATAGTATTGGTAAAATATTGTTCATTAATATTTAGATAATATATTATCCAGATGTTCCACTGTGGTTAAATTTATACGATTGTTTATAAAATTAATTTTATTTGATTGTTTGATTTCCTTAGCCTGCTGACTATGAAAAACTTTTTGATTTTGATTTAACCAATCAAGTGCGTTGATAATCATATCCATACGTTTAACATGATTTTTTTCATTGTCAAATTCTTTAAGATAATCTGGTAACAAATTCCATGCTGTTTTAAACCCAAAAAGATTATAGTGAAGATTTATCCCTGATCCACCAATTGGGAAAGGGATACATTCTGAAATAAAACATTTAAATATTTTTTCAGTCATAAAGAGACAATCATTTGCCCAATCTGATTCTGGAAAAACAACACATTCATAATCATAATACTCATCTAAGATAAACAACCCAGCTGCTATATCTCCAAACTTTTTGTTAGGACCAACTGCTATTACATAATGTTTCTGTTTAGTAAGTTGATAGTTATATTTTTGGTTTAAGAAATTCCTAAAATACATATCTTCTTCTGAATCAAAACAATTTTTTTCAATAATTGTACTACCTTGCCAAGATGATTTTATTGTTATTGATGGTATGTTGTCATTGATCAAATTCATAATATAATTTCGATTCAATTTATTGTTCCCATTTATAAAACAAATCCCTGCACGTTTATCATTTTTAGAATTTATTCTATCGTAATATTGTGGATAAAATCCACAAAAATTTGTATTAAAAAAAAGTGCATAACAGTGATTATAAGGTATAACTTTTTTATAATATGCATGATCCTCAGGCAGAAATGTACCGCATAAAAAATAAACATTATCGTGATTATCGAGAAAATTCTTAGTATCTCTAGTAGTCCGTCCCATCCATTCGCCCGCATTATCTAGTAGAACTAAATCATACCCCTTAACATCTAACACTTCGTCATAAACTGACAATATTTTTATATTAATATAACCATCAATAATCCTATTTTCATATGTTATGTCAAGGTCAGCCTGGTATCCGTTATTTTTTCCTTTGTGTTGACAGTATGCGTAATACCAATCAAATACGTGTAACGCTATTCTTGTAGGATCATCACATATAATATTAATTTTTTTCATGCTTTTATAGGCCCGCATCTTTTAATATCTGTTTAACCCACTCGGTATCTGCTACGTAGTCTTGAAATTTTCTTTGCCAATATTCTGGATCTATCCAAGAAAGAATAAGACCAATTTGCTCCTCAGAAAGTTGATCAAGAAACCCCACCCCACTGCTGCAATTAAACACAATCCAAGGGCTGATACGACCATTAGCAATATGATGGCACACACGATTTGGACTACCGTATCTAAAATAATCACTAAATCCATTTTTAAACTCTCCATGCTCGTCTGTATAATCTTGCATCTCCTTTAAAGCTCGCTCGAGAGCATCTTGAACTGCTTCCTTACGCATATAACCTCGTAGATACTCTAAATAAACTCGCTCGTGCGTCCAGTGATCAAGTTTTTTATTTTCTTTGATCACATAGTCAATAAACATCTTAGGATTAACAGCACGGATACCTACCATGTGTCGACCAAACTTAACGAACGCACGATAGTAAGGACTAGCAACAAAGTCTGTGTATGACTTCATCTTAGCACTGCCCTGTGTTAGTTCATAGAAACGTAGATATGCTTGGAGTCCAAACTGCACTCCAGTTTCTTTTTCTTCTTGCCAACGTCGTTTTTCTTCGCAGAGATGCACTGCAAGGCTTGACTCCTTGCGGAATTCTTTGCTACAATATTTGCACTTATAGCTCGGCTTTAATTGATTTGTCATCAAGTCCGAGGTTTCGTGCCATGTCTGCAATATCTCGTTTATCATTGATTTTTGCCATCAGGTCTATTTCATCAGATTTCATATTAGGATATAACTTGGCCAAGAACTTTTGACTTTTGTTATCTCCCTCTTTTTTCTTTGCTTTTAACCAATAATGAAATTGGTTGCCCATGCCCGGACTAACTGTAGTACAGGATAACCATTGTAACTTTGGATGTTTACCTAAATCAAAGAAGTGTTTGTTTACACGTTCATTAGTAGACATTAGATAGTAAGCCTGCATGTCTGCACTACCACTGACATTGGCGCCATACTTGAGCATTAGATAAGTTGAAAAGCTCTTACGCTGTTCATCAGTAAACTTGTCATAATAAGCACGATCTTTGCGATCAAATGCTGCCATTTCATTACCAATATATAATGGATCAGTGTTACTCACTAGCGACCTTTGCGTAGATAATTTAAGATATGTGCTACACTTTGTTGTAAGTCAGCGTATTTGTTTTTTATAGTTTCTAATTCTTCTGCTTGCCTACGCACACGATCTTCTAACTGCGTGAATGCCTGTTGTCCTTCGCGGATAGTTTTGTCATGCGACATTAAGTTTGGGCGTGGTGGCGCATTTGGATCTACCGCTCGTTTCTTTTTCTGATTAAATTGGTTTGGGTTAAATGCCATTGTCATAATCCTCTGAGAGTTTATATATAATTATACATTCTTCCACCGCTGATTGTAAAGCTGTATTTTGATTACGTTTATCATAAATTTCAGTCCACATACGCCGTTCTATCTGTTCTTTGGCTTTCCAACTTTGTCCAATCATTACACGAGATTCTGGAGGCGCCCCAATTTCACGGGCATAGGTAGTTTCGCCGCCATCTGGGCTTTCATATACGTAGGTTGCGCCTGGTTTTAAGTTACCCATTCCAATGTCTCAAGATACCTGCTATAATAAACAGATTAGTAACGATATATAATGCCACAATCGCTGTCCTGATTGCCGCAACAACGTCTGCTTCACTGTCAGTGATTCCTTCTTTTTGCCCTAGGGCTTTGGCCCAAAGTCTCCACATCGTTAACGCCTTTCTTACCATATTTTACCGTAGTCAACTACTTCACTTTGGCGACTAATGTCTTTGACAAAATAAGCACACAGTGGATGTGGACTATCATTAATTGGCACTGCTAACATCTGCCCTGGTTTTAGTTTTGGAAAGTACCATTTAACGTCTTGGTAAATGTCCACAACTTCAATTGGATAGAATTCTGGTTTGAAACTATCTAAAGGATTAAATGTGTAAGCATTGAACCCACGATCATTGATACTGGTCAATGGTATGACTTCTAAGTCACCAAAGTCTGGTTCACCGATTAGCACTTGCCAATCTACTGGCATTTTGACTAAATTACCACCAATGTTTAGGACCAATGCTGGACTGTTAAAACTTTCCAAAAAGATCAACGGAATGAAGAAGTAGTCGGGATTCTTTGGATCGCTGTTGTCTAAAATAGCG